GGTGCCGACGATCGCCGGCACCGCGACGGCGCTGATCAATTTCCTCAACGGTTCGACCGACACGAACCTGGTGAAGTTCACCTACTCGCTCGCTGGCGCGGTGATCACCACCACCGCCGCCGCACCCGGCACCGGCGGCAACGCGCTCACCCTGGCGACCTCGGATACCGCCGCGTTCACGCTGTCCGGTGCGACCCTGTCCGGCGGCACCGCCAACGCCGGCGCGGAGACCATCGGCAGCCTCACCGCCGGGCCGCGGCTCAAGAGCGGCAACTATGTCGTGGCCCTGACCAGCACGACGGCGTTCACCGTGACCGACCCGAGCGGCGTCGCGCTCGCCCCCGGCGTGGTGGGCACCGCCTATAGCGATCCGCAGATCAATTTCACCGTCACCACCGGCGCCAGCATCGCCGCGGGCGATCAGTTCATCATCGCCGCCGCACCAGCGACCAACGCCTACGTCCTCGCCAGCGCCGCCGCAGTGGATGGCAGCCAGAATCCAATTTGTGTCCTGGCTGACTACACCGTCGCCGGCTCGGTCCTCGCCCCGGTCTATTTGATGGGCGAATTCAACGTCAACGCGATGACGTTTGGCGCCGGCATTTCCGTCGCTGCCGCAAAGGCCGCGCTGCGTCCCTTGGGCATCTTCCTCAAGACGGTACAGACCGCCGCCGACCCGAGCTGATCGCGCTGCCCTAACGGCCTTGGGCAAGCCGCTGCCCGTCACGAGACGCGCGTCCTTCTAACTGGAGAGCCCTGCCATGTCCGGCTCCATGTCGCCGAATACCTTCATCTACGACACCAACACACTGATCGCGGTGGTGCCGAACTTGAAGCGGGCACAATCGTTTTTGCTCGACAAGTTCTTCCCAAACGTGGTGACCGCCGACAGCGAGTTCGTGTCGATCGACGTCGATGTCGGCATGCGCCGCATGGCCCCGTTCGTCTCGCCGCTGGTCGAGGGCAAGCTGGTCGAGCAGCGGCGCATTCAGACCAACACCTTCAAGCCACCCTACATCAAGGACAAGCGGGCGCCCGATCTGCGCAAGCCGGTGCGGCGCATGATCGGCGAAAGGATCGGCGGTGACCTCACCGGCGCCGAGCGCGAGATGGCCAACCTGACGTTTGAGATGACCGACCAGGTGGACATCCTGACCCGGCGGCTCGAATGGATGGCGGCGAGCGCGCTGGTCAGCGCCTCGGTGGTGATCGCCGGCGACGGCTTCCCCACCGTGACGATCAATTTCGGCCGCAGCGCCGCGCTCACCGTGGCGCTCACCGGCGCCAACATCTGGGGCTACACCGCCGGCTTCAATTCGGACGGCAAAGACCCGATCCCGGTGCTGTCGATCGAGGGTTGGCAGCGCGCGATCCTCAAGGCCTCCGGCGCCGCCGCCACGGACATCGTCTTCACCTCGACTCCCTGGCTGCGGTTCTTGAACGCCGAGGGCGTGCAGGGCGCGATCTACTACCCGCGGCTCGGCGATTTTCCGAACTCGATCAACCCGGGTGCGCAGATCCAGCGCGGCGCCGCCTACAAGGGCCGCTGGGGTCAATACGACCTGTGGCTCTACAACGATTGGTACGTTGACCCGATCACCAACGTCGAGACGCCGATGATCGCCGATGGCACGGTGATCATGTCGGGGCCGGACATGATGGGCACCCGCGCCTTCGCGCAAGTCCTCGATCCTGCCTTCAACTATGCCGCGCTGCCGTTCGCGCCGAAGACGTGGGTCATGGAGGACCCGGCGCAGCGGCTGATCATGATGCAGTCGAGCCCGATCGTCATTCCGAGCCGGGTGAACGCCTGCCTCGCCGCCACGGTCTGCCCCGGCCTGTTTAGCTGATCCCCCCTCGGAGACCCCGCACATGGCCGATGCACCGCAGGCTGCTGAGCCGCAGCCGGAGCCGCCGCGCGCGGCCGCACCGCCGAAGGCCGCGCCGAAAAAGGCCGCGCCGAAGCCCGCTGCGCCGCGTGGCAGCGTGCCCACGGTGGCAGCCTCGCCGACGGTGGGCAAGCCGAAGACGATGCGTGCCGCGGTGGCGCCGGACCGTACCGTCGTCATCGGCACCCCCCGCATGCTGAACAAGAATGACCCCGGCACACAGCAAGAGCTTGGCCCAGGCAGCCTGGTGGAGCTGCCGGTCGATGAGGCGATCCGGCTGATCAAGGCCGGCTTCCTGCTCGATCCGACCGGCCGCGTCGAGGCGCCCCCGATTGGCGCCGGCCCGGTCTACGACAACGACCTGACCACGGGCGTCCGCGCCGGCTGACCGACCATGGCCATTGATTGGGACAGCCTGGTGCTGCGGCCCACCGCCGTCATCTTCGGCGATGAGGTCGATTATGTGACGCCGTATGGCGCCTGCAGGATCCGCGGCGTGTTCGATGAGGCCTACCTGGCGCTGAACCCGGCGCTCGGCCGCGGTGGCCCCGACACCGGCGGCTTCGTGCTCGGTGACCCCGGCGCGATCACCACGGAAATGCCGGTGCTCGGCGTGCGGCTGGACCAGAGGTTCCCGGCACCGCCGGCGCAGGGCGACGTGCTGCGCATCCTGACCGGCCGCCATCGCGGCGAAGTCTATGAGGTCAAGGAGGTCCGCCCGGACGGCCACGGCCATGCCCTGCTGGCGCTGAACGAATACGAGCCCTGACATGCCGCTCTATGACGGCATCTCCCGCAAGGGATTGCAGGAGGTGGCGATCGCCGCGCTGATCCGCGCCAACACCATGGCAGGCGAGCGCGTGTTTGAGCCGCGCGACTGGCCGACCCGTCCCGAGCTGTTCCCGGTGCTGCTCGTGCAGACGCCGATGGAGAGCAAGACCAGCCAATTCCCGGGGCTGCTGCAATTCGACACGGTGATCCACCTGGTGGTCGTCGGCCGTGTGGTCGGCAAATCCGCCGAGGCGGTCAATCAGCAGTTGGACGTGTTTTCCGGCCAGGTCGAGGAAGCCTTGATGCTGGACCCTGAGTTCAGCCGCGCGATCCAGCAGATCCTCAGCATCGAGACCCGGATCACGGTCAGCGCCGAGAGCAAGAATCAGATCGGCGAGTTCGGCGTGACCTTCGAGGTCCAGGTCTACCAGGCGTTTGGCGCCGACGGCGAGCCGTTGGAATCCACCCTGGTGACCATGGCGCAGCCGGCGGCACCGCTCGCCGAACCGATCGTGCTCGACCTGAAATTCAACGGAGTGCTGTCCTATGTTCGTCAAGCCTGGAATTGGCTCGGACGGTAAGCCGCTGATGGTGCGCGGCCCCGACCGCGTGCGGTTGCCAGAGGCCGGCGCACACCGCCCTGAAACGAGTTTCTGGCACCGCCGGGTGACCCACGGCGACGCGGTGCTGGCCGATCCGCCCACGGAGCCGGCCGCGCCGAAACCAGCCGCTGAGGGAGCTGCCTCATGAGCGGCACGCTGGGCTTCAAATATTTCCCCTCGATGCAGTGGCGCCCGAGCGGCACCAACATTGAGTTTGACGCATCGCAAGCCAACACGGCGACGCAGAACCAGCGCGCCCTGCTGATCGGCCAGATCACCAGCGCGGGCTCGGCGCAGCCGAATGTCGCCGTGCAGGGCTACAGCCAGAATCAGGTCAACCTGCTGTGCGGCGCCAACTCGATGCTGGCGCAGCTCTATGCCGAATACCGGGTGCAGGATCCGTTTGGCGAGGTCTGGCTCGGGCCGGTGAACGATAACAACGCTGGCACCGCGGCCAGCGGCACCATCACCATCACCGGCACCGCCTCCGCCGCCGGCACCTTGGCGCTCTATGTCATGGGCATCGCCGTGCCGGTGCCAGTCAATCTCGGCGACACCCCCACCGTCATTGCCGGCAACGTCGCCGCGGCGGTGGTGATCGCGACCACCCCGACCGGGCTGGTGCTGCCGCTCACCGCGTCTGCGGCCGCCGGCGTGGTCACGCTCACCGCCATCCACAAGGGCCTGGCGATGAACGACGTCGACCTGCGGGTGAACTACATCGGCGTGCAGAACTCGGAGGTGCTGCCGGCCGGCGTCACCGTGGCGTTCTCCAATCCGGTCACCGGCAGCTCGGCCGG